AACAGCATATTCTCTATCGGAGGTTTCTGTTTTAACTAAAGCTCTTAACTCCAACATCTTTTCAGGTGATGCTGTCTTTTGTTTAAATACTTGAGCTACTTTTTTACCTTTTTTATCACAAGCCCAACAATGCCAAGGATTCTCTCCCTTTTTATTTTCGGTAAAGTTAATTTCTAATTTAGGTTTATGGTGATTACAGAAGGGACAACTATAAGCATAGTTACCTCTTGCTGTTGGTTTACCAGTTCCTAATACAGAATTTACTAAGGCAATCAGTGGTTGATTGAGCATAACCATAATATAACAAAAAAAGCTTGGTTTCCCAAGCTTAATTTTAAATATTTTTTGTTATTTTAGTTTTTTAATTTATTTTTGTAAAATATCCTTTAGAATACAAAGTATCAACCCATTTTTTAGGCATAGAGACTATAGCTTCGTCGGCCATTGGTCCTAACGCTTTTATGAATTCTTCTGGCCTATTTATATTTTTTAAAGTGTACTCTTTACCCTCAAATTCTTTAAATTCATTAGGTAATACTTCAAAAACATCTCCAACTTGTGGTTGAATTTTTCTATCATAGAATGCAGAAACTGCACTTTTTAAGTATTGCATTATTTTAGAGTCTGGGGATTTGGTTACTTTGAACTTATCTCCTATTTCAAAATTAGATTCTTCCTCATTTAAACGAGAATTGAAAGTTGCTTTGTTTTCAACTAAGTATTTTTTTAAGTCAAAATTATCCATATTTTTATTTTGTAATAAATATAAAAAAAAAAATTAAGATATAAAATCCTTATATCGAAAAACAAAACCTTTTATATGAGTTTTATTTCCTTTTAGAACTTCACATATATTACCTTTATTTAGATTTAAAACTTCACTTGCCTCTGATAATGATTTAAATTCCATACCAAATAAAGTATCACAAATAATAGGTTTTAATCCTTTTATTTTAGTAAATTTTTTACCTTTTTTACCTTTTTTTGATTGAGATATTTTTTTACCTATTTCTCCATTATCTTTTTCCCAAATTTGTTTCCAAACTTGAGAGGTATTTTGTTTTCTTTCTGGAGTGAATAAATAACAAGAAGAGGGCATTTTATTATTAGTTAAATATTTATTTCTATTTATTCTTTGTTTTTGTTTAGTTTCCTCAGAATGAGAATATCCACCCCATCCTGTTTCTTTTCTCATATTACATAAATTTTCATAACCTATTTGATTACAGAAATATGATTCCCATTCAAATGCTTTTTCTTCAGAAATATTATTAATTAAAATTTCAGTTTCAAAACCATGTTTATTAACAATATTATACCAATGTTGGTTTCTATTTTGAGTTGTTTTATATCTATTTCCTTTTCCTTTACCTATGTAAAAACATTTTCCATCTGTTTTTTTACGGTGACAATATACATAAAAAATGCTCATAATATTAAATCCTTTGTGAAAAAGCGGCCTTGAATGTTATCATTCATCCATTTATCAGGATGTTCTAGTACTTCATTTATAAATAAAAATTTATTTTCATAGTAAGTAAGAAGTTTCTTATTAGAAACAAACTGTAATATCTCACGGGTAAAGTCCTCTTGTTTACCTCCTTTAATGAGTTCTACAATTTGTTTTGTAGATCCGTAATACGTTTTCCAATCAGATTCTTTTTGAACTACTTGAGTAGTAAGTTTACGACCTCTACCTGTTTGCTCGGCCAGTTCTTTTTTGGTTAATTTACGTTTAACGTTGTGATATAGCGATTTTTTTCCAATATACGATACCCCACTTGGTTTGTGAGTTGTAATGTATATAAAACCGAATGTTCCTTGAGGCATATCCTCAATTGAATTTATAACTTTTCCTTTGTGTAACCACATAATTTATCTATCTATGTTTATAAGTATTGTAGTATCTGTTGTAGGCGATAAAGGTAAAGGTTGAGATAACTTTCCTATTGCTAATAATTGTTGTTGGTCATTATATAAACCAATAGTTGTTACATAAGGTCTAAAATATGAACCCGTAGCAAAATTATATAATTCTTGAGCTGGGGTATAAAATGTTCCTATTGAACTAGAATTAGCTGTACTGCCTGAAGTAATTGTTGGGTTTTGACTAAAGTTAAATTCGTATTGTTTAGCCGTACACTTATATTGAGTCTCATAAATTGTAAGAGATGATGAGAATGAACATGTTACGTTTGAAGATGTTACAAAATTTTCAATCGTACTATATCCAGAACCTCCTCCATAAATTGATGAACCATAAATAGCACCACCATAAACACTACTTCCTCCTCCTACTTTATTATTAGTTATAATTGCTAATCCATGTCCATAAAATATATTTCCTATAATTTCTTGAGAAGCAGAAAATATTAAATTTCCCTGTCCATCATCAACAATAGAACCACTATCTGATTTCCATAAAAATGAATTTGGTTGAATATAATTTCCAAAAATACCTGTGGGGATAGATAAAACCCCTATTTCAGCATTTGATTCAGTAGGAAAGAAATGAGCAAAAGTTAAGGATGTTTGAGGATAATTATAGTATCTACCTGCTGATGAAGTTGAACCTACTAAAACGTCTCCTGCTGGATTATTTCCAGGGAAAATACTAGCAGTTACTACTGGTGATCCGTAACTTGCTGTAGAATTTAAATAGTTAGAATAATAAAGTTGTTGAATAGAGTCAAAAACTAGTCTTTGATATTGGGTAGATATTTGACCTGTTTGGGGATCTACATTAGGATTAAATATATAATTATCAATATTTGTACCTAAATATCTATCAATACCTACAACAGAACTAGTTAACGCGGCTGCCCCCTCAAAAGTAAACGCTTTGTTTACTTCAAGCGGAGTAATTACTATGTCCGACGCTAAAAATTGTTTGTAAGCACCCATTCATTTTAGAAATCAAGTTTAACTCTAATAAGAGCTTCTTTAGTAAAATCTTTAGTTAATGGTCTTGATAATTTAGCAACCGCTAACAAATCATTTGTATCATTATATAATCCAATAGTTGTAATATAAGTTTGTGGATTATTAATAAATTGAGAATATAATACCTCACCAGTTGAACCTGAAATGAATGAAGGGTTTTCTGAGTAGTTATATTGTGAACTTCTTGGTCTTACAAATACATAATCAGAAGTAATTGTTTCTTGTGAATTTAATGTAAATGTATTTGCTGAAGAACCGGACATAGCTCTAAATAAGGCAGCATTAGCATTAGTGGCAGCATTATAAGCTACGTTTCCAGTGAAAGTAGAACCACTAAAGTTGAAAGAAATACCTCCACTAATTGGGGGTTCTTTTAATGCTAATGGATTTAACAAAATAGATCCGATATCAGGTAATAACCAACCATAAGATCCAGAATTAACAGAATAACCATCTGTTGTTGTACCACTATTTGTATATTTAGTACCTGCTGAACCTGATATTAGTTGGAATACTCTACCTGCTTCACAATATTGAACAGTAGAAACATATTGGCTATTATCTGTTAATGAAATAACTCCTTGGCTTCCTGAAAGTTCTAATGTTAGAGATCCTAAGAAAATAGAATCTTTGTAACATGCTCTTTCCATAGTAAGAGCAAAGAATTCTGAAGAAGTAATAGCACCAAATACGAAATTAGCATTTTCGTCTCCTAATACTAAATCTTGCCATTGTCCCCAAATTGTAGATGATGGTGATTTACCATTTACAGCACTATTATAGTTTGCACTACCGCTACCATAAGAATTACCATAAGCAATAGCAAATTGTACTGCTGAGCTGGATTCATTTGATGCTGTGTTATAAACATTTAAATAATAGTTTCCTGAACTACCATTTGCTTGTGTAGATGATGTGAAAAAAGTAGATAAAGTTGGATTACCGGTTGTCCAACACGTGGATGAAACGGCATCTGAACTTACTACGAAATCATCGGCTACTAATCTTGTATAAGACATATTTTATATATTAAGATACTTTAATTACTGTTACTGGAATAGTTAAACGAGCACCTGAATCTCTACCTTCTACAGTTAATGTAGCTTGTAATTGAGTATTTGTGCCAAATAATGTATTTACTGTAGTTGCTGTTAAGTTAATAGTAGTACCAACAACTGTTTTAGATACGCTAGTACCAATTGTTGTTGTTTGGTTTGCTACATTTAAAGCATCTACTGCTGGGGTATTAATACCAACACCTTGGAAATTAGAAAATAATCTAATATCTGAAATTGTTGCTGTATAACCAGATGTTTCATATGTATTTCCTCCTAAGTAATTTAATGTTTGAGGAGTAATAGCTAATGAAGCTCCTTGTTTCAAAATAATAGCATTATAACCTAAATCAAGAATAGGCATCTTAGCAGTACCACGAGGTAAAGTAACTAATTTATATTTCATTACTTGGGTTGATTGAGGAAATGCCTCTAATAAAGGCATATTGTCAATTGCTTGTCCATAATAAGCAGAACCTGATGGGTGAGTTGGATTATACAAAGTGTAATCAATTTCATCATCTGCTAAAGCATACTGAGTAATTTGAAATTGTCCATTTTGTTGAGCTAATAGTTGACGACCTGTGTCTGTTAAAATTGCGTCTACTGTTACTACGGTATTATTTAAATATCCCATTTTGTTTTATTTTATTATAAATATATAGTTTTATTGTTTTTGTTATATTGTTTTGAAAAATCCCGCGGATTGAGCTATTTTCAATACATTGTTTTTAATATCTGGATTTAGAGTAGAAGGAATTAAAAGACCAGGATTTTCAGTTTGTACTGGGGTGAGAGAATTAGGTACATATAATAATACACTTTGTTCATTTAATAAGAAATTATTTCCTCCTAATGAAGAAGTATAAAATCCACCCCCTAAAAATACTGGGATAGCTGAACCTGATGTTACATTAGAACTTCCAGAAGTAGGTGTAAATACGTTTACGGATGAACTTCTAAAAAATAAATCACCAACTAAACCTCTATTACTTAATAAACTTTCGGTTGGGGAAGCATTAGTTGTAATTCCAAATCCTGTGGTTCCTGCTTGGTTAGCTGAATTTAGAGTGATTGTTTCTCCATTACCATTTATTAATGTAGTAATAGTTACTTGATCTACTGTAAATGGATAGTCACTACCTGCGTTATATCTAGTAATATTTGTATAATAAGCAAACCAATCACTATAAGTTTGTACGTTAGGTATAGCTCCTATAGTACTTCCTTCATTCATAGGTTGTCCAACAAAAAAATCAGCTATTGATCCAGTTGGAGAAGATGTTTTACATCCATTATACCTTGGGTTTGTTACTCTAAGAGTAGTATAGTTAGAATCTTGTACAGGAGCTTTTGTAGCACTTCCACTTAAAATAGCTTGTTCGTTAACTGCTATAGTAGGATTTGTTTGAAAATCAACATCCATGTATTTTGTACTAAATCTTGGAATTTGAGAATCATTAGCTATTACTAAACAATCAGGTTCAATATATGATTCAAAAATTGTAAGATTTAAATTAAAAATAAAAGTATCTCCAGGACTTAAAATTTCTTGAATAAAGAAATATAAAGGATTTAGAGGATTATTAATTTCTAAAGTATTTACAGTTAAACTACTTCCTGCAGATATGTTAGAACTTGTATAAAATGTTTTTAATGGATCTTGTTGGTTTAAATATATTTTCCCAGCATATGAATTTCCAGCATTAGCTGTAGCCGTAAATGTTAAATAATATGTTTTATCTACATTTAAATATTGAGAAGGAATATAATATTCTAAAGGACCAGTGTCTCCATTCAATATTATACTTGATGTATTATATATTTGAACTAAAGTTACATTACAATCACTTAAATCACCATTAGTAACTACTAAATTAGAACCACTTAATTGCCCATCATAAAACTCTGTTTGAGATGATTGAACAAAAGGTACAGCACCACTTACTGAAGGTGTTGCTCCGTTCCAACTTTGAGTTACATTTACAACGTTTGTATACGTGTATAATGAAGAAGTTTGACCAAGTAAATCAGGATATGAACCTCCACTATTTCCGTCAGTATAACCAACAGATATAGAACCTGTAAGAGTCATATCCTCAACAATGTAAGGAGTACCAAGCGGTCCTGAACCTGAAGTATTAGATCCTACTTGAGCAATAGAAGTAGAAGGACTAACCTGTGGTACAGGATATCTATTTCTATCTAATAATGTATTTTTTACTACAATTCCCGCTGCCAATGAAGACCTAGCAGGAATAAAATCTTGTAACATTTTAAATAATGAGTTATCAAAAAACTCAATTAATCTAATGTAATCCCACTCCTGATAGTTTGAAGTATATTTTTCAAAATATACATCTCTAATAGCATCTAAATCAGGATATGTTACTGCGGATGAAGATTGGAATCTAGGATCTCCAATTACATCTCCTATATTAAAGTAACCTAATTGTGAGTTTATATCCTCATTTATTTCATTTTGAGGTGAAAAAGCGATTTCAACATAATCAATATCTTTAGTATAACTAGAACTTATTGCTGGGAATTGTTGGATTGAACGATAAGGAGATAACACATTAGCATTTGGTATATTCGAATTACTACTACTATAAGGTAAAACAATATTTTGTTGTTTTACTTTGTCTGAAATAGCGTTTTGAATACCTGCTGGAACTTGATCAAAGAAAAATACTTCTTGGTTAGAAATAAAATCATAACTTCCACTTAAGTAAAAATTACTAGTTCCAACAAATGAAGAGGTAGGTACCCAAGATCCTGTTACTTTTGGATGAACAGAAATAGAAGCAGTATATAATTCTCCTCCTAAAGTAGCTCTAAATGCTAAGTTTTCACTTGACTCAATTGAGTAAGGATTCATTACATAAGCATCAAAATTACTTTCAGATAAAGCTGATTTGTAATATCTAATTTCTTGAAAAGAACCTGAGAATATTTTGCCTGCTAATGAAGATGAAATACCAAAAAATGATTTAGTACTATTATTCCAATTAGTAACTGCTGTTGTTACTGATGAAGATGCTTGCCATCCTATAGTATTACCATCCTCACCATTATAATTTTTATCCTTAGCATATAATGTGTAATTGGTTCCTTGTTTATTTACTAAAACAGACCACCATCCACCATTATAAAAAGGTAAATAAACACTTGCTGATGAATTAGGTGATGCTGGGTCAGGAATAAAGTCTAATTTAGCAAACTGGTTATAAGGATCAACAGGTTGTCCTAAATAAGAACCACTATTGTATCCTGATCCTGTATATTTTAATACTAATTTAACATTTTGGTCTGTTACCCATAAACTTTGAGAAGCAATACTTCCTGTATTATATGGTAAACCATCTGTTCTAAATCTAAATTCAACTGATTGAGGTTTGTTATTAGAAGCAGCCCAATCTGAATTTAGAGTAAAAGATGAACTAATATAAGATGATCCACTTGTATAAAAAGCATAATTATAAGTATCTTCCCAATTATCGTATGTATTTGGATTTCTGTCTTTACCTCCAAATTCATTAATACGAATAATAGTATCAGGAACACCAAATAAAGTAATTAAAGCTCTTAATCCAGCAACACTTCCTTTTTTCTTTAAAATATAAGGAACACTATTGTATATACGTTTGTATATAGAATCATTAAGATCCGAAGTTGGGATTAATGAACTTGTTGATGAAGCCGTAACATAAGTAGAAATATATTCTAATCCTGAATTAGCAGGGACTGGTAATGAACCTGTTGTAAATGGTAAGTTATATAAACTGCCTGATGGAGTTATACCAATTAATGCTTGATAAAGATCATTAGATGAAAAATTATTTTGGTAAATTTTTATACCTAAATCTCGTAAAATATCTGCTACTAAATCTTTAGGAGCACCATAAGTTAATCGGTTATCATTATCTGCTTTAGTTGTAACACTTTGAATATAAACAAAAACATTATCAAATAATTGCCCAACCATTTCAACAAATAAGTCAAATTGAGCATTATTTGGATCTTCTAATAAATAAGAAGGAATAGCTAATGTTAAAGCGTTATTATTTTCTAAATCATATTCCTCAGCTACTAATGATTGTGTTACAAACCAGTTATATCCTTGAACTGAACTGGTTGAATAATTTGTATAAGGGGGTGTTGATGATGTTTTAGGCCAACTTGTTGAACCTGATGTGAAATATAAATAATATTCATAATCATCGAAAGTAGTAATAATAGCATCTATTTTATCTTGCCATATATTATTACTTTGGGAAATATAATAGTTAGTAGTAGTTCCTGTTGAATAACTAGCACTGTAATTATATTGTTCTATTAATCCTAATTTATAATAAAAGTTTTCTAATCTAGTTTGTGCTGAAGAGAAATGAATAAAATTAGAATAGTTTGAATAGTCAACGTTAACTTCAACTCCTCTTTTAACTAATAAGCTATTTAATTGATACTTTAAACTACCTGATCCTTGATTAGAAGGAGTACTTGTTAAAGTATTAAAGTTAGTATAAGAGGTAGCATTATTGTATTGATCAGTAACATTTAAATTTGTATTAGGACCTTTTAAATATATTTTATCATCAACAACATCAAATACTTGAGTAATATCAATGTTGTAAGCAACAGGTTCTGAGACTTGAGTTACTGCCCAACATTGAGAATTTATAGTAAATTGTTGTGGTAAAGGTTCATATAATTTAATTAAAACTGTAGGGTTATTAGGGTCTGTATTGTCTAATAAAGCATTAACAGCAATAACTAAATCATTACTACCAAAATTTAAATAAAAATCATAATAACTTCCAGTTGAGTTTGTAATATTACTTATTAATTCTAATGAAGAAGAAACTACTAAAGCATTAGGAATAGATGTCGTATCTAATCTAACTTCTGTTCTATCAGCACTAATTTCTGATATGAAGTAAGGGTTAAAATTATTAGAACCTAATTTTGGACTTAAAAAGTTATATAAAGTATTATATTGACCCTCTGTATAACCATAGGCTTTTAAATCAACTTCCGGAGATAAAACAACATTATTATCTATTAATTTATATCCAGGGTATCCACTAACATTTTGAAGTAAAATATTACCATTTAAATCATAAATAAAATATTCTAAATAATCTGTTTGAGGATTAAATGTTGTATCTATATTAAATGAATTAATAAGAGATGTATCAGAAGTAGAGTATTCCTGAAGTTCAAAAGTGAACGGGTTTAATGGGGATATGTTAACTATTTCAGCCATTATATGCTTCCTGAGATTATTTGTTGTTGTAAAGATAGATTTTCTTGTCTTAATTGAGTAACTTCTTCAACTAATGCTTGAATAGTATCGTCTGTTGGATTTGTAGTACCTATATAATTCCCACTTGTTGTTACAAGGTATTGATGAGAATTTATATCTCCAAGTTTAGGTATTTGATAGAACAAATCTTGGTAATATTGAAAAAATTGTTCTACAGAAATTGTAGGTAACGATTGGGTAAGGGAAGAAGTAACATTAACCAATTGATTAAAAGTAGTATTAATTACTTTTTCATATTGGTTTTTTACATAAACAACTTTATTTAAATTTATTTGTTCCATTATCCGTTAATTACTTTAAAGTAATATTGATCATTAAATACAATTGTTGAACCATTTATTGTGGTTTGAATTAATATAGTATAGTATCTTTCGGGTTGTAAGAAATTCATATACATATCAAAATAACTAGAAGTAGCATCAGCACTTAATTGAGTATATCTAGTATCAAAATCTACTATATATTCATTAGTTTCTAAATCTTTTAAAGCCCAATAAGTTGAACCTGAAGGTAAATAATAGTTGTTTGTATAAACTGAAGATGTTTGCCATAATTGAACAGGATATTCAGGTCTAGCATTTATTCTAAATCTATTAATACTTTCACTATAAAATACTCCAGGATTTTGAGCTAAGGTAATTACTGCTGGAAGTGTGTTTAGAACTGTTTGTGTTGATGAACCAGTGTTCCACACAGAATCGTCCCAACTAATTTGTAATGCTGGTGGGTATATTGTATTAGTATCAACAGAATAATATTTTAATTCTGGTTGGTAGTTTTTATTGTAAACCCATTCTAAGTTTTGTTTTAAAAGGAAACCATGATTATTTAAAGCATAAGGAGATAGTGAAGATGTAGTCCAAGCTCTAACAATATTTGTTACATCTAAATTAATATCTTTATTAGTTCTATATGAGAAAGTTACTGATGAAGAATAAGCAGATCCAGTATACCAAACACCACCTCCAACAGGATACATTTGTTGTCCTGCTTGGTTAAGTGATTGAGTATATGAAGATGTTGCTCCTGTAGGATAGTTATATCCATTAGCAGGAATAGACCAAAGAGTACTTCCAGAATATCCTGCCCAAATCCAGCTGGTACCATCAGTTGATATAGGATCATCTAAATATCTTCCTGTTCCCATATCCCAATCCTGTGCTACAGGATAACAAACAACAGATGATGTAGTATTCAATCCGGTTGCTGTTGCTATAAAACACTGTAATTTGGCATTCCAATTTCCACTTTGATAAGTAGAATCAGACATAGGTCCAAAAGCAGATACTATATCCTCTTCAGCAAATTTAACTAAAAATCTACTAGCTTGAGGTGAGGGGTTTGAATAGGCAAAAGTTGTAAGAGTAGCTTCTACAATTTCATCTAATCCCGTATTCATATTAGGGAATAGAGAATATAATGTAGCGTCTTTTTCGGGGAATATTTTTAGTACTGCCATTTTGTTATAAATTTACTACCCTTCCTTGAATATCAGTATTTGGGTATTTTACTTCAAATATTGAAGGATCTAAAGAAGGATAAATTACATTATTCTGTGTTGCTGCTGATATATCATAAGCATATTTACTATATCCTAAATTTTCTCCTGATAAATTGTTAATAGTTACATTTTGTACTGTTTGAACTCCTTCAATAGCGTCTAGTAAAATATAAATATCTCTTAATACTATAGGTTCATTAATAGCCCATTTATCAATAGCAAAGAAATCTTTTAAAGCAGTAATACATCTTGTTAACACATCATTACTATTAAAATTAGGTAAAACTATAATACTAAAATTAACTCCAATATTAATAATAAACCCATCTTTAATATTAACAGAATCATTAACCATTCTATATTGAGATAAGTATGTAGTTAAATTCTGTTTTAAAGCAGGTGATGCTGTGGTTAATTGATTACTTACGTTATATGACAACACATACAAGTCTAATACGGATTGAGATTCACCTGCAGATATTGATTGTGCTTTTGTTGGTTCAATATATGCTTTAGAAATAACTCCATACTTAGCAGGCATTGAAAGTGTTCTTACTAAATAATCGTCTTGTGTTACGTTACGTAATTGTGAAGCAAAATTAGCAGAAGCATTTTGTCTAATTTCTTCTATTGAATCTCCATCTCCACCACCATCAGCTGCTACTGGATTTGTAACTGCTAATGAATTAAATATTGTGTTTGCTGTAGATCCATTCAAGTTACTATTTAGGAATTGAATATTACCTGTTATATTTGTTAAATCATTTGATGGAACGTTTGCAGTAACACCACCACCTACTAAATATCTAACTGATAAAGTTGTATTTGAAGGAGCAATACCATAAGTGTTGGTAAATATAAAATTGGAAGGTGAAAATGCAGTTGTTAACTTACTTTGTCCAAAAGGTAATCCTAAACCTACGTTATTTGGGTTAGGAATTATTTCAGCATCATTATCAGCTGTAGTTCCTGAACCAAACTGTAATTGTAAGGTTGTTGAATCTAGGAAACGAGTTGCAAATCTTCTTTGAATTAATTTTAATTGTAAAATATAAGGAGTATCACCTGAGTATTGAGATAGGTTTGGATCATTTGTATTTGTATTTTTGATAGAATCAAATACTGTTTCTTGGGCCAAATAATCTACTTCATACCATTTATCTCCTGTTGTTTGGTCTGTAATATCTAAAATACCTACAATTTTTTCTCCAGTAATTTCTACTGTTGAGAAAGGAACTGGTGCTCCAAATGAAAAAGTAGTAGTATTAATAGTAGCAGATGAAGCTTTTCTTGTTTTCTTTAATAGATAATATGTTGGAGTTACTCCACTTACTGAATAAATAGAAACTTCTGTAGGGTCACCTGAGCTAGATACTGAAAAATCTACTGGTTCTCCTACTAAGAAAGAAACATTTGAATTACTTGTTGAATTAACTACAGCATTAGAATCAATAAATAAAGCATAACTAAAATCAGGTACATAAGTTGAACCTGATAACAAAGCTGGTACTTGTTGATAAAAATCAATATCTGTAGTAGCAACTTGAGTTACATTTGGTTTATAACCAAACATATATGCTAACTCATATAAATTATTTGTTTGGCGAGCATATTGTAAATAGTTTTCTTGGATTTGATTATCTAAATAGAATGATAAAACATCACCTACATAGGCAGCCATTTCCATAAACATCATACCTGGTGATGCTGGAGTAAAATCGTTGTAAGTTGTAGGGAAATAAGTTCTAGCATAGTCAATTAAACTAGCCCTTAGTTCACTAAAGTCCTTATTGATATAGGTTATATTTCTTTTTTTAGTAGCCATTATATAAATGCTAATTGTATTTCATCTGTTAATCCAGTATCTTTTATACTATATTTTAAAACAACATTAATTTGATTAATATCTGGGTATGAGAGGATATCTAAACTTCCAATAATTACATTTTGAAAATATAATGATAATTGAGATTGGATATCTTGTTTTAAGTATTCTGTATTTCCTTCGGTAATTTGTTGGAAAATAAATGCTCTTAAGTCTCCACCAAATGTTGGATTTAAATATCTTTCGTTTTTATTGGTTAAAAAGAAATTAATTAAATTATTTTTGATAGATGCTTGTGTTGTATAGTTTGATTTAAAAACAGCAGGAGCATTAAAAGGAATATCAACCCCAACAGCAACGGAAGGTGCTGTGTCTATGGGGAATATTTTTTTAGCTCCAAATGCCATTAGTTACCATTCATTAAAGCCATAATTTGGTCTAAACCAACATTTCCTTCAGGTAATGCTCCATTAATAGCATCTACAGGTCCTTGTGGTTGGAATTGACCATTATAAGCTGTTGTTGCTGCTCCTCCACCTTGCATATCTTCTAATATATTACCGAACATAGCTTGTCTTTCAGCTGGAGTTAATTGTTTTGGTTTTGAAATGTGGGGTTGAGCGTAAGTGTCTCTAAGTGATTCCGTAACAATTGTTTTAGGGGCACGAACAGCTTCCAATAGAATATCTTTCAATTCTTCTTGAATAGCTTCCTTTACTGCCTCTTTAATAATTTTTTTAAAATCTGATGGTTTCATTGTTTATAAATATTAAGTTAATAAGCTTTTAAATTATCTCTGTCGATTATTAGTTTTAATTCATTAATTAGGGTTTGGGGGTTTGTTGTAAATGATAATTCGGTTTGAATTAAAACAATCCCTTGTTGATTTTTACCTAATGCTCTTCTACGAGTAACAGTAGGGGTATAAGGTACTTCTTCAATTTCAATAATAAATCCGTTATATGTAGTTTGATTTATTGTTGTTTCTGCTTGTTTTTGAGCATCAGCACTATCGTTTATTCCTTTTGAAATAGGGAGGAATGTAGAATTAGGACTACATTTTGTTAAAATAGTATCTAATGAATTTAGAGTATTAACAATTGTTAAAATAAACCCGTTAACTAAAGATATAGAAATAGCAGAAACAGTAATAGATGCTTGAATTTTATCTAATTTAGAAGTTCCAGTGTTAGTAAAAGTTAATTTATTTTTAATATCTTCTAAATCACTTAAGGCAGCAGGAACAGCACCTGGAATGACAGGTATAAATTTAGCTGCTAATGAGATTGCTGTTTTAGAAGTCGATATAACATTAATAGTAGCTAATGCTAAATTAAAAAAAGTATTTAATCCTGTAATAGATTGGGTAATTGTATCTAAACTAGTACCTATGTTATTTAACTGCCCTACTAAAGCATTTCTTTCTAAAATTACTCTATCTAATGTTACTTGAGGAACACAAGTTCCATCTGGAGTAGTAACATCTTCTAATAATTTAGTAGCAATAGGAGTTAATAATTGTTGAATAACTTTACCTTTATCATATATAATATTACCTAATTTGGCTGAACCTTGAGGTTTTAAACTATCTGGTGTAGATTTTAAAAGTGCCTCTATATCAATATTTTGTATATTTGCCATTAGATTGTAAAATTATTTTTAGATTTAATATTATTCAAATTTTGTTGTAAACCATTTAATATGGTTGACATTTGACCTGCTACAATGTTTAAAGGACCTAATGGAGTACCTGGTGGTGTTGAAACTAATGTAGAACAAATAGTCATAAAGGCATCTAAGTTTACTAATAATTGGTTTAATAAGTTAACTGTTTGGTTTCCTAATAATAAAGGTTCGGTTGCGTTTTTAGAACCTAAAAACATTTTTCCTGAAGAAAAGGTAACTACAGGTGTATCAATATTAACTCCCTCAACAGCATTTAAATTTATTGATTTTTTAGAACTAAATAAAATATGATCTACAGTTGAATTAAATACTAAACGACCTGAATTTATTAGTATTTGCTTTCCAGCATATTGATCAGGTGATGTTGGTGCTGTTTTATAACTATCATAATTAGTACTTGATGCCTTTAAAGGTATTTTTTGAGTACTTGTAGAATAAATAGAAGAATCATCGTTATTAATATCTTCTACTGTCGGTACCCAACCTTCTTCTGTTTGAACACCTTGACCATTTCTAATAATTAAAATAGGATCACCATTTGTACCTACAGATGACCAATTATTAAATGCATTTTTTACTGTTGATCCTACTCTAATGCTATTACCCCATCTACCCTCATAGATTATATCACCTTCAAAAGGTAGTATTGGGTGAATATTTGAACGTTCAACAAATGTTTTACCTAAAAATATTTCTGTAGATTGGTCTGTTACTCTTCTAACATTACCTCCCTCAGTTTGAATATAATCTTTTTGTTGTGTTGGGGGTAAACTATTAGGAGTTGTTGGGAATGCATTGTGATGTGGATGGTTCCAAAGTGAAACTATGCTGATATAGTATTCTACATTATTAGAGGAAATTGCAGCTATTTCTGTACTTGGAAGACCAATTAAATAAACTATTTCATTAACTAATGGTAATGTTTTAAAATTACCTGTTAAAGGTCTTGCAACAGGTAATAAAGGAGAAGGTAATGGATTTACAACATCTTCATATTCAATAATACCTAACCCATTCCACTCACCTAACTCTTTAAATCTAGGATGGGTTTCATCTAAAACAATACTTAATACTCTTACCGCTCTAATTAAATTAGCTTGGTTTATAGCATTTGCAACGCCAAATCCATTATTAGCATTAGCATTAAGTTGTTGATTTAGGGCTGAAAATCCATATTGAGCCATTATTTGCCTCCTTTTAACTCGTTCATAGCAGATAATAACTGCTCTTTTTCTTCATCAGAAATAGTTAAAGATCCTTCAGATGTAGTTGTTGCCATAGCACGTTGAGCTAAAGCAGCCATCTTAATTAAAATATCATCATTTTTAACACTAATTTCCATATATTCTTTAATTAGGGGAACTACCAAAGTAGCATCCCCAATATCAGAAATAAGTGGTTTTAATTCAGAAATTAAAGCAGTAACCTGTTGATCTTTTTTCTTTTGATTGTTATAGATTTCTTCTAAAACATCAGAGAATTTTTTGTTTTTAAAAAGTATGTTATCAAATTGTGACATAAATATACATTTAGTTTTTTATAAATATGAAAACTAAAAATTTGTATATCCATGTTCTAAATAAAATACATAACCTTCTTTAAATATGTCGTAGAGTTGATTTGCAATTTTGGTAATTTTTGGTGTTTTAACGTCTACAATTTCACGGATATAAATGTAAAGTGCTTTTTTATTAAACACATCTAAATTTTCTCGTTTGCGGAATAATTCTAAAATGGCATCCGCAATTTGAGCGTCATATTCTTTAGGAAATAAATTATAAATGTTTCGGGTACAATATTCGGTATAAATGTCTATAAACATTGATAAACGTTCATCGTGCGAAGTATCATCTATACTGTATGAATGTTCCTCATCTTCCTCAAGAGCATCTAAACCTATAGTATCAATACGTTTTTTGTAATTTTTCTGATTAGAAAGTATTAAATAGCGTTTTGCAATAGTTCCAAAATATGAATATGCTTTAGCTCCTTTTTCAGGATTAAATAAATGAATTTTAGACAGAAGGAAAGTAATTACTTCATGTTGTAAGTCCTCAATATTTTCTACTTCTGTATAATAAAATTTAAAAGTATGAATAATGTTTTCGGTAAGTTTAAAAAAGGCATAGTGAATCCTATCATGATAGATTCTACTTTTTAATTCAAAATCATCAGTGTTATTGTATAATACAATAGCATCTTCAGTATCTTGGGTAAAGTATTGTACCCCTTTTTTCTTTTTTACTACTACCTCTTCCATTATTTTGTAATATTTTTAATAACAAAAGCATTTAAAGCAGCTTGAATTGTTTTAATTTGTTCAAAGAAAAATCCTACCTCATCATCTGATTTGAAACTGCCTTTAGCATCTACTTCAATCATTTTCTTTTCGGCCATTTCAATAGTGTCTGAGATTTTGTTTAAATAGGTCATGTAACCTGAGAGGATATCTTCTTGTTTTTCATTTTTCTTAAGAAGATTAAAGGTCGTGAATCCAAGAGTCACGACCAATATTGAAAGTAATACAATTGTTAATATCATAAGTTGTCTAATAGGTTTTTAAGTCCCTCACTTTTTACGCTACCTAATGCTTTAGATTTAGCAGCTGAAGTTGTTGGGGCTGATTTCTTATTATCCAATGTAAATGGTTTTTTCTTGGTCTCCACGTTACCCTGGAGTTTTGGTAGCCATTCTCTTTCAAATTCAATACGAGCAGCCATTAAATCCGCTTGATGTACAATAAAAGGTAATGATGTACGAGGTTTTTGTTCTGGCATGTAAGTCATTAGATATTTCTTATTTGCTTCATCATATAAACCATCATGTGTTTGGATAGTAATCATTTCATTAAATGTATACTGGATACCATTAGATTGAAGTAAGAATAATCCTCTATCAGGAACCGAAGCAAATGGAACTTTAGTATTAAACATATAGTCTTCTCCTAATTTTTCACGTCTCCAGTTATCAGTTTGAGGAACATAAGCTTCTTCTTCCTCAGAACCCATTTTACCCAGGTCATGATTTAAAGCCGAAAATACTAATTCTTCTTTAGTATAGGTTGAAACATCAGCACCCATTTGAGCCCATAATTCATGAAGGTGAAGAGCACAAGTAATAACTCTATTAACATGTTCTACATAACCTCCGGGAAATGCATTATGATATTCTTTTTTATGAGCAGCAGGCATCAACATTAAACGCTCACTAAATTTTTCATAAAATTCTACTAATTTTTCTTTACGAGGAGATGAAATATGATCCTCAATAAAGCCCATCATTCGCATCCAATTTTGTTGGATTTGTTCTGCTGTTAAATTCATAATTAAAATGGATTAACTTCTCCCGGACTCAATGGTTCTTGTTGTACAAACGCTTTAGCATCACTAATAGCTTCACGCATTGTAATTAATACTTCTTCAACTTGTTCCCTTGAACCACCTCGGTTCAAAAAGAAATGGATCTTCTCTACTTCCCCCTCTGCTCTCTCCAACCGTCTCATTATTATTTCTCTGTTTTTCATATTTTATTCACTTTTTTTCTTTTCCCGTGATTGGAATATAATGTTGGAAGTAAGACCCTCCAAGCTTAAGTTAAGAGAAGTTTTACAAATTCTAAATTCTTTTTGAGATGTGAACACTTTTCATATTCTTCGTGTTCCTGGAAGTAGTTTATAGATAATTCTAGGGCTACTCTAAGATGTATATCGGCGAATCTAAATAAGGCCTCTTGACAAACCAAGTTATTTGGATCTACTTTTTGAATATAATCCCATGCTCTATTAAACACTACAAACTCTCCAGCTCTATCAATATCAACCATATCTAAACCCTCATCTAACTTATCAAAAAATTTAAGTAATTGATCATTAAATACTTGATGATTTTGGATTAGTTTTTTAAACATTCCTACCCAGAATAAAGGATGGTTTTTATAATCTAATAAATTATCTACTTGTTGAGCTTTCTCCCTTAATGACTCGGGTTCATCTCCATTAAACAAGTTAAATATTTTATTAATATCCATACATCAATACATATAGGCGCCATACACTTTCATATAGCGCCTATATTAAACGATCTCATGTCGTTCATGGAGGGTGATGATTTTAACCTATAACATCATCTAAATGATCAGGAATACCATCTCCATCCACATCACAAACCTCCACGTAACCAAAAGCTTTCATAAAGCTAGCTACTCTTTCTTTTAAATCATTATCTGAATCTGCGAACCAATCTTCTTTAATTAAATCATGACCCAATACTGATGTTAAGGCAGTGTAAAGAACCTCTACATTTTCAACAAGATAGATATCTGGAGTATGGAAATCTAAACTAAATGCGTAATCATCTATTTGAGGGATTTTTAGTAAATCATCTATTTTACCTATTTTCTTTTCTGTAGGTACTACACCTCCAAATTTATGGAAGTATTCACCAACATATATATACCCTTGTCCTTCTTTTAATTGAAATTCGCTCATTATTTTAATAAATTATAATATTCGTTGAAATGTTTAATACGGTCTGGTAATCCAATTGTGCCACCATTTACTCTTTTAGTTACTGCTGTTACTGTACCTTGATCAGCTCCTCTATCACAAATAGACCAAAGACCATTCTTATTAAAGAACCAAGCTGCAGACATCAAAGGATATTTAGTTGCTACTAAATCAGGATTAGCTATAATTTCTTCAGGAACAAAAGCATCGAATGCTTTATAATTATCCTTACCAGTTAATTGGATATAACCACGTCCTCTAAATTTAAATCCTTCTTTAGTAGCTTCAACTCCATTACCCATTCTACCTCCATAAACACGAGAAGCAATAGCTTCAGGTTTACGAGCATACTGTTCAGCTAAAGCTAAGGTTGGGAAATATTTCTTAAAAATACCCATTAAACCCTTAGAAGAATAATTTAAATTTTCTGATGTTGCTTTCCAACCTCCAGATTCATGACCACATTGTGCTAAGAAATGAGCTAATCTTAAAGGATTAGTAATATTAAATTTAGCAGCAGTATCAGGAATTTGAGCAAGTACTGAATCTGGAATATGTCCTTTTAATTTATCTAATTTAAATGAACTAGAAGGAACAACTACTGGAGCAGGAGTAGTAGCAGGTGCTGTTCCCATAATTTTATTCCAAGTAGCATCTCCAACAATCCCATCCGCTGCTAAACCATTAGCTGCTTGGAATTTTTTAACAGCTTCCTCTGTTTTAGGACCAAAGTTACCCACAGGATCAACCCCTAATTTAATTTGAAGTTGTTTTACCTGTTCATTGTTATCACCTTTTTTTAATAGCATATTTATTTATCTTTGTGTTTGTCAATTTTTTCTAAAATTGTATTTAATAAGGAATGTTTGATAAAACCTGAATTAGAAGCATTTTTTAGGGCACTAATTAATTGAAAAATTATAAATGGTACTATAATAGTTTCCGAGAGCCAGGACGTACCTGGAAACCCAATTTCAACCATTAGTATTACTGTTAATATAATTAACCAAGTAAATGTTGTTTTTAATACTTTTAATGCTTTATAAGTTTTAAAACCTTCTTTCTTAGTACCAGCAACTATACCAAAAAACCCATCCATAAATGCCACTGCCACCACTGCTAAATACTGCTCACTATTGTCCATAGCTAATCCACCGAAGTAGCTACAAACAAAAGAGCAAGTTGTGGTTAATGATAATAGTAAAACTAGTAACGTTGATTTCATTATCCTTCTATATCTTTATCTTCTTCGTGTTTATCTTTTTTATTTAAAAATTTATCAACAGATGCGATACCAAAGGAACCTAAAATGATTACCATAAATCCATCAAAGATAAATTCATTAATTACTAAAGCAGTTCCCATGTAT